AGCAATTCCTGCGATCGATGATCCCACACCACTCCGGAGCAATCCTGATGTGCCGGGAAGCTTCCCTGACTGACCAAGAGATCGTTTCCCTGTGTCAGAATATCATCAAGTCGCAACGAGCAGAGATCGACCAAATGAAGAGGATACTCGCGCGGTATTAAACGTCCTTCACGCTGGGTCCGAAGCTTCACATGTCAACACCAGACGGAGACTGTCGATGCTGGGCGTTGCGATGATCTCAAAGAGCTCGCCCTCGATCTCCACCGTGTCGCCGCTCGCCGGATCCGGCACCTCCGAGCGACGCACGTCGACCAGCAGCGTCGGCAGCACCGCCCGGCTATCGCCGAAGCCGATAACCTGGTCGGGTCGGCGGGTGATGATGCGGACGGCGACACCAGCGCCGGCACCGCCCGCGCGCCAGGTGGCGTCACGGGCGATGTTGGGATCGGCGAACAGAGCATCGGTCGCCGCGGCGAACACGTCCACAACGTCAGCTCAGTTGCTGGTGAGAATCTTCACCGCGAGGCGAGGCCGCTTGTTCACCGGCAGCGGCGAAGCCTCGGTCTTCACATCGATGGCGCTGCCGTCCTGACGCGCGATCTGGCGGGCATAGATCGGCAGCCCCACGGTGTTGACAGTCTCGATCAGGTTGGCCGGCGCCCCATAGGTCACGAAGGTATCCATGGTGCCGAGCGGGAAGGCGATGCCTTCGTTTGCCGGGATCAGCGTCTCGGTTGCGCCGGTCGAGAGCGTGACGGTTGCGTTGTACTCCTCGAACACGATGCCGGAGAACGGGAAGCGACGGCGGGTGTCCTCGCGTAGCGGCTGCGCGCCCGTCGAGGAGAAATACTTGTAGGCGTCCTCCACCTTGGCATGCCCGATCAGCTTGTCGAAGAAGCCGGGGCTGACCAGCGCCAGCACGCCGTTCATCGTCTCGCCCTTGAGCTCGGTCTCGATGTCGCGCAGCACCTCGCGGCATTTCGCTTGCACATTGGTGCCGGCGGTCCCGAGCACGAAGTCGACCGACTGCTGGACGAGGCCGAACTCGTCGAAATAGTCGTAGAGCGCGACGCCTGCGCCGTCCTTGACGATGCCGCGGAGCGCATTGACTTCCATATACTCACGCGTCTGCGCGTGCTTGGCGCGCATCCGGGTGAGCTTGCGCTCCATCACGGTAGCGAGCGGGTCGGCGGCGTCCGCCACGCCGAAGCCGCGGACGCCCTGGATGTCCTGCGGCGTGATCACGTCGTCATGCGGGATCCAGGGCACCGTGAACGAGCGCATGGCGCGCGTGTCGCGGTTGGCGACCGTGGCCGGTCCGCCGAGCGGCACGGTCGGCAAGAGGTTCAGCACGCCCTCCGCCTGCTCGATGATGACGCTGCGCTGGGTGATGCCCTCGAAGCGGAACAGCCCGAGCTCGCCGAGACGGGTGTAGATGTTGGGCAGGATGTTGATGGCTTGGGTCATCTCGGCGAGCGTGTAGCCGCCCGCGTCGAAGGGATTGATCATCGGGGCCATAGAGTCGGTTCTCCTAAAAAGGGACCGGGCCCCGATGGAGGTCCATCGAGGCCCGGTCAGGCAGGGAGGTTCAGGGAAGATCAGGCGGTGTCGCGGGCGACGATGCCGGCCGCGGCGAGTTGCACGTGCTTGGCGGTCTTCTCGGCCGCCTGGTCGACGGATGCGTCGAACACAAGCGCTGCCTTGGAGACGATCGCCGGCCCGCGCGCGACCACGACGGCGGTCTTGTCAGCGGCGGTGGCATCGACGGCTTCGATGAGGACGGCGATCGCCGTCTCGGCGCCCTCGTCGCCGGCGACCTGGGCGGCCGGCGAAAGCCGGTACTTGCCGGAGGCGGTGATCTTCCCGAGCACCGAGCCGAGCGCGTAGTTCGTGCCGGCTTTGAGCGTCACGGTCTCGCGGCTGTAGTTGCCGTTGAGCTCGTACTTGAGCAAATCGCCGAGCGTCGGCGCCATGGTCAGCGTAGGCATGTCAGGTACTCCTCAGTTTCCAGGATCAGGCGCGCACCGCTGCCGCGCGCTCTCTGGCGCGCCGCACGATGGGGCTGTCGCCCGCGACCGGGTTGGACGGGGCGGCAGCGATCACGGTGGTTGCCTCGGCCCGCGCTGCGAGCGTGTCGAGCACGGACCGGCGCAGCGCGTCCGGGGCGATGCCCTTCTTCAGCGCGTCCGCGGCATCGACCGTGACCCCAAGCCGAGCGGCCTGGGTCGCGACGGCGGCCACTTCGGCGAACTCCGCCCGCAGCTTCTCGGCGATGCTCGCTTCAGCCGTGCTCTCGGCAGCATGTGGCGCAGGAACGTTGGGGCGAACCGGCTCCGCTCCCGATTGCTCAGGCTCGGTCGCCTGCTGCGGTTCACGCGGCTGTTCCTCGATCTGCTCGGTTTCGTTCGCCATGGATAGGCTCCTTTTCGGTGTCGGGTTGGTCATCGGGCGCGCTGGCGCGGTCCGATCGAGCTCGGCCGCCATCTCGGCGATGGCGAGGTCGAGCGTGCCGAGCCGGTCGGCGAGACCGGCACGCACGGCAAGCGTGCCGCGGTAGATCGCAGCCTCGGTGCCGCGCACCGCTTCGGGACTCAGGCCCCGGTTTGCGGCAACCAGCGCGCAGAATTCGGTGTAGAGGCGGTCGACGTCGGCCTGGATCGTTGCGCGGGCGCGTTCGGAGAGCGGCTCATGCGCATTGCCGTCGACCTTGCGGTCGCCTGCGAAAACGAACGTCCATGCGAGTCCTGCCTTGGCGTCCGCCCCGCTCTCGTCGATGTGGACCGCGACAACACCGATCGAGCCGACCTCGCCCGTCCGCGTGACGTAGAGCCGGTCGGCTGCGCTCGCAATCGCATAGGCGGCCGACAACGCGCTTTCGTTCGCCACCGCCCAGAGCGGCTTTGCGCTTGTGCCTCTGATGGCCTGGATCTGTTCAACGAGGTCGAACAGCCCTCCGACCTCGCCGCCAGGCGAGTCGACATCGAGGATGACGCCCCGGACGCTCGCGTCGTCAATCGCCGTGGCGATTGCCTCTGCGATGTCGCCATACGCCTGCAGCCCGCTTGCAGCGTCCAGATAGCCCGATCGACTGACGAGCGTGCCGATCACCGAGACCACCGCGATCTTCTCCACGGTGATTGAGGTGAGCGGCGCCGGATGGGTTTCCGGATCGAGCGGCTCAAAGGTGCCGCCGGCGAGCCGCGGCGCCAGCGCGCCGAGGATGACCTCGAGCTTGGCGCGCGCGATCAACAGCGGCGTCCCAAACACGCGGAACGCCAGGTGCGGGAGGTCAGACATTCATGTTGTCCTGTTCGCCGGCTGACGTGTTGTTCGGCTCATTCGGCAGCGGCGCTGACCCTGCCGACCCAAAACTGAGCCCCAGGGTCTTCTCGCGCGCCTGGTCGGCGGCGATCTCGGTATCCACCTGCTCTGCGTCGTAGCCACGCTCGGCCAGCGCCTGCGTGCGGCTCTTCAAGCCCGCTTCGATCTGCTCGATCTCAGCGCGCGCGTCCTTGAGCGGATCGACCCAGTCCCACTTCGGTGGCAGCCATCCGCATGCGAGGTATTCGCGCCGGCGGTTGTCGTAATTCGGCAAGTCGATCACGTCCGCGACCACTGCGGTGTCCATCCAGCGTGCCCACACCTGGCGGCACAGCTGCCAGACCACGACGGCGTGCTGGTAGGCTTCGATGCGGCGGCGGAATTCGAGGAGCGCAAGGCGGGAGTTCGAATAGTTCGCCTTGAGCATGTCGTTCGAGAGATACGCGTAGGGCACGCCGAGCGCCGCCGACACCTGCAGCAGCGTCCGATACTGAAACGGCTCGTAGGTTTGCCCTGAGTCCGCGGGTGCCGAAGTCTGCACCTCCTCGCCCGGCTCCAGCATGGTGATCTGTCCGGGCTGCAGATCGATGGTGCGCTCGTCGTTCTCGTCGCGGCCTTCAGCGGCATCGAGCGGCTCCGCCGGCGCCGGCGTGGTGATGAAGAGCGCGTGCATCGCCGCGACCTTCTTCCGGTCGAGCTCGGCGTCGTCGTACTGGTCGAGCAGGAAGAGCTTCACGATGCCAGCCGCGAAGCGCGAAACGCCACGAAGCTGGCCGGCGTCGACCGGATCGATGACGTGCACGATCTCGGAAGCCGGCACGCGCACGACCTCTCCGGTCAGACCCGGATCGGTCACGTCGCCCGGGTGCCGCCGCAGAAAGTGATAGGCGACACGCCGGCCGATCCGATCGAACTCGATCCCCTGGCGGACCACGTTCCCGCCGGACGCCACCTTGTTGCGGTTGAGCGGCAGCATCTCCGAAGGGAGCATCTGCAGCTGCAGCGGGATCGTGAGCCCGTCCTGTGGCCGGCGCGGGCGGAAGCGAAAGAACACCTCGCCCGCGATGAACACCTCACGCGCCGCGCGGCGCTGCAGTCCATAGAAGTCCGTGAATCCTTCGGCGTCTGCTTCGTCAGTCCAGTCGAGCCAGAGCTTCTGCACCTGTGCTTTGATGCCGGCATCCTTGATCAGCGACGACGGCTTGATGCCTGCGCCGACCACGTTGCCGGCCCAGCTCTCGATCGCGTTGGCGGCATAGCCGTTGTTGCGCACGAGCCAGCGGGCGCGGGCCGTGATGTCGGGACCAGCCGCGGCAATCAGCGTGTTGAGATGCGCGCGGCTCGGCTGAAAGTCCTTGAGCCTGCGGTTGGCGAGCCCCGCCTCGAAGCCGCCAATGAAGGCGCCGACCCGCCGCCGGAACGCTGTCAGAGAGGCGAGCACTCAGAGGCCTTTCGAAGCGGAAGTGAGAATGCGGCGTTTGCGACCGCCTTCCTGAGCCGCGGCGATCCGCCGCTCGAGGTCGGTGATTGCCGCCGCCATCTCGGCGTCGCTCGCGTAGGTGACGCGGCGTCCGTCGAGCTCCACGGTGCGCACACCGCGAAAGCGTGCGGCGAGCAGCGCGTCGCGCTGCGCGGTCAGCTCTTCCAGGGTCATGCCTCAGCCCAAACAGCACCGCTCAAGTGGGTCATTGCCGCTCGGGAGTGAACCTGCGGATCTGGTCCTTGAGTTCGGCAAGCGTCGCTTTAATCGCCGCGACGTCAGCGCGCAGCTCGGCGACAATCCGTCGGCCGGCAACGTCGTTGTCGACCTTCGCTTCGATCCCATCGAGGCGAGCCTCGAACTTCGCTTGGCTCGCCGCTGCCCACGCGACGAGCTTGACAAGAGCGGCGATCACCGCGAGCGCGTGCGCCGCAAAGGCGGCGGTGATTGCCCATTCCGCGCCGCTCACGTTCCCTCCGTTTGTTCGCCATCCGCAAGCGCTGGCGAGGTCAGCTGAAATAGCTCGATCGAAAGACGCGCCGGCCGCGCCGCTCGGGACGGCGCCGAACGATACCGGCGATGGTCTCAGAGGAAGCTTCAGACGGCGGATCGCTTTCCAGTTCCTGCGCGGCTCCAACCTGCTGTTCCAAGTCCCGCCACATGGCTTCGGTCCAGCGATCGGCACCGGCAATCCAGGCGGCGGCCCGCGCGTAGACCCGGCAGTCAAGCGCCTCGTTGCGTTCGCGCAGTTTCTGCCATTCGAGACGGGTGAAGCCGCGTTTCGTCTTGACGGTGACGAGCTGCTCGGCAACGAGCTGCTTGACCCACTCGGCTTCGGCACCGCGCGGCAGGTGGACATAGCCTGCAGGATGCCGTGCGCCGGCTTCGATCTCTTCGTCGGTGGGCGCCGCGAGCCGCAGGAAGCGGTAGGTCTCGCTCTTGAATGTCGCAACCGCGATCGTCCACAAGCGTGCGCCGCGTCGCAGCTTCTTGCCGCCTTCACTGACGTCGACGTAAGTCGGCCCGATGACGGGTGCTGCCCGGTTGAAGCCTTCGACGCCCTTGATCGGCGCCACCTGCGCGAAGCCTGCGCGGCGTGCCCACGTATAGACGGCGGGCGCCTCGTACCCCGTGTCGATCGCGAGTTTCGCGATACCGACCCGCGTGCCGTGCGCATGCGGCCAGGTCTGGTCGAGCAGACGCCCGAGCTCTTCCCAGGTCCCGGTCTGTTCGGGTCCGCCTTCGACCACGATGTGATCGACGAGCCAGCTTTCGAGACCTCTGCCCCAGGCCCAGATGTCGACCTCGATGCGGTCCTTCTGGACGTCGGCGCCCGCCGTCAGGAACAGCCCGCCACTGGGCACGACTCCGATTTGCCAGGACTCTCTGCGCTCATAGAGCCGCTCCCAGTCCGGCGCCTCGCCGGTCTCGACCCAGGTCTCGCCGAGCACGCTGTTCTTGAAGCTGCGCTTGGCTTCGTCCGTCGTCGCCGCTTCCCAGAGGCGCGCGATGTTCTCCCAGGACAGCCAGCCCACCGGCGAATAGAGCGCCGACACATGAAAGCCGATCGTGCCGGGGTCCTGCGCTTGCGCGGTTGGGCGCCACTCGCCGGCCTCGAGCATGGCCGTCTTGTGGTGCTCCTCAATGCGCCCGTCGCAGGACTCGCATGAATAATGTGCGCTCTCGGGCTTCTCTTTCTCCCAACGCAACCGCTCGAACTTCAGC